CGATGCTCTTATGGGCATCGGCTTTCGCCGTATTGCTTTCGCTGACAAACTAAGAGAATTCGTGTATGCTTTGAATCCTCCACTGGACGGAGACTACACACTTCAAGACGTAATCAATCAGTATGGATGGGGAGGCTATAAAGAAACCTATTACGCTGAGGAGATTCGTAAACACCTTCAGTTCATCGGAACAGACTGTGCCCGAAGAATCCTTGGTCCCAATATTTGGGTAAATGCGACATTCAATGCTATTGATTTTAATGAAGATTATGTAGTCACTGATGTCAGATTCCCAAATGAGGCTGAAGGCATTCGAGAAAAAGGCGGGCGGGTTTATAGGGTTATACGAGAAGGCATTGGCCCAGCTAATGACCATTATTCAGAAGTAGCTCTAGACGATTTTCCATTCGATGATGTTATTCTAAACTATGGTACTCTTGATGAGTTCCACGAGCACGTAAGGAGCATGTTCCTTGAGGGTAGGAGTTGACCTTGATGGAGTCTGTTATAATTTTGCAGATTCTTTCATCAAGTACATTAATGGCCTAGACCACAGTTACCAAATTCCTCAGTATGATGGTGAGGTTGACAAGTGGCACTTTTATCGTGACTGGGGCATGACGGATGAAGAGTTCGTCAAGCACTGTCATAATGGTGCAGACGACATGATTATTTTCCGGCAGGGTGGTCAGAGGGATAATGCGGCGGGTGCCATCGATTTCATGAGGGCCTTTGGCAACACTGTCCACATCATCACTGACCGGTCCTTCGGTTCGACTCCTGAATCATCTGAGGAAAACACCAAGTGGTGGCTCTTCAGCCATGGCATTCAGTATGATACACTGACCTTCTCGGCAGATAAGACGAGTGTTCCCACAGATGTCTTCATTGAGGACAAGTTGGAGAACTACGACGCACTTGTTGCGGCGGGTGTGGACTGCTATCTTGTAGACAGGCCATGGAATCAGGACGACACTATGCTCCGTAAGCGTGTAAAGAGCATTCAACAATTCGCTACTCTTGTTGGTTGTATGTCTGTTTGACGTTTTCAGTCAACCAGGATATAATTAACTAGAAAGGAAAATGAATGCCAATTTATACATACTGGTGTCAGTGTTGCGATGATGACCAAGAGCGACTGACCAAGATTAATGAGCGTGACGCACAGCGTTGCGACAGTTGCGGAAACCGTCTTATCCGAGCAATTGATAGGCCCGGCGGAGTTTGGGCACCAACTAGCACAGGCGGAGGTATGAAGGTATAATGGCACCTAGAGGCAAAGCGGCTGCTAATCCAGATGCATGGTGGCAGCAGGCATACCAGAATCACCCTGACATTGAGGCTGCTTTTGAGTATGACCTCAACGGGGATACAATGACTCCTGGTACGAAGTTCAAGGTAAAATACAATAGAGGTGAATTTAAGTTTCGCTGTCTGGCAACCAACGTCCGAACCGGTAAGGTTTGGATTGACTGCATTGAAGTTGGTTCTGCGTTCAGGTCTTTCTACCCCGAATCACTGAAGGGTGTTGTAAAGCCTAAGCGTCGCCGTAGGCGAACCGTTAAGAAGGCATGAGACGTTTTAACCTAGTAAGAAATGAAGATGAGTCCGGTGTCTCTGGCACCGGAAACGTCGCACAAGGAATTCAGTTTGATGACGGAACCTGTGCGATGAGATGGCTTACCTTTAAGGCCAGTGTTGCATTCTACGATTCTATTCAGGATTTGCAGGATATTCACGGGCATGGCGGTAAGACTGTGATTGACTGGATTGACACTGTAAATGGCTAAAGAAATCGAACTACTCGACAGATACGAGCAGATTAATGCCGTAGCCCAGATGTATATCAAGGGCACAACGAACCCAACTACGATTGCTAAGGAGTTGGGCATTAAGCGTGCCGCCGCTCTGGAACTCATTGAGGAATGGCGGGATATCGCCAAGAGTAATGACGATATTCGTGAGCAGGCTTCGGAGGCTTTGCAGGCGGGTATTCAGCACTATTCAATGATTGTAGAACGGCTCTGGGAAACTGTCGAACAGTCCGATAAGGCCGATGATTACAAGACGAAGAATGGCGTTCTCAAGAACATTGCCGACATTGAAGCAAAGAAGATTGATATGCTTCAAAAGGCCGGGTTGTATGATGATGCCTCCCTTGGTGATGAACTAGCAGAAATGGAAGAGAAGCAGGCTATCCTCATCTCTATCCTTAAGGAAGTCACCAGTACTTGCGAGCATTGCAAGTTTGAGGTTGCCCGCCGATTGGCGAAGGTAACTGGAAAGACCGAACCAGTTGTTATTTCTGGGGAGGTGAGCGAATAAACCCTATCCCTTCGGGGGTAGGGCTATTCGTGTTTCTATGGCTCTAGATTTTAATGACCTGCTGAACATGCTCGATGGTGAAGACTTTGAAGAGCGTCCAGTCTCCATCGAAGAATTCGTGCAGTCTGAGGATTATCTCTGCCTGCCACCACTATCGGATAATCAGTACAAGCTTATCAAAGCAAGCAGCCAGATTTACAAGAAGAGCACATTGTCTGCACTTTATGGAGATTTGGAAGCCGAGCGACGGTTTGCAGAAACAATGAACGAGGTTATCTTCCAGCTTGGAAAGGGTTCCGGCAAGGGATATACATCGTCAATTGCTTGTGCATATATCGTTTACCTGCTGATGTGCCTAAAGGACCCAGCGAAATATTACGGCAAGCCACCTGGAGACCACATCGCTATTCTGAACATTGCTATTAACGCAGCACAGGCTCAGAACGTCTTCTTCAAGTACTTCAAGCAGCGTATTACCTCAAGCCCTTGGTTTGCAGGGAAGTACACAGAGAAGGCCGGAGAATTCCAGTTCGACAAGAACATTTTCGTTTACTCGGGTCACTCAGAGCGAGAGGCTTGGGAGGGATATAACGTAATCTTCGTTATCCTTGACGAGATTTCTGGTTTTGCTCTTGATTCTACTTCAGGTAATGAGCAGGCAAAGACCGCTTCAGCAGTTTACAAGATGTACAAGCAGTCTGTTACTTCTCGATTCCCTGAGTTCGGAAAGGTAGTTCTACTGTCCTTCCCCCGATTCAAGAATGACTTTATCCAGCAACGCTATGCAGATGTCATTGCTGAAAAACAAACGGTAATGCGTACCCACAAGTTCAAGGTTAATCAGGACTTGGAAGATGGACTAGAAGGAAATGAATTTGAGATTGAGTGGGAAGAAGACCACATTGTCTCTTATAGAATTCCAAAGGTGTTTGCGCTCAAGCGACCTACGTGGGAAATTAACCCGCTCATTAAGCTTGACGACTTGATGTCTGCGTTCTACGATGACCCCACCGACTCACTGTCTCGTTTTGCATGTATGCCCCCGGACGCCATCGACGCGTTCTTCAAGGACCGTGCCAAGATTGAGTCAGCTTTTTCTGCACAGCCCACGCTAAATGAGGACAACAGCTTCCGCCCGGAGTTTATTCCGAACCCTGAGAAAAGGTACTACATCCACGTAGACCTTGCTCGTGTGCATGACCATGCGGCGGTGGCCCTAGCTCACGTAGAAAAGTGGGAGCAGCGAAACATCGGCGGTAACTTGACAGAGCCAGCACCCGTAGTTATCGTGGACCAGGTTCGTTACTGGACCCCTAGCAAGACGAAGAACGTAGACTTTTCAGAGATTCGTGAATATATCCTGAGCCTCAAGAGGCGCGGGTTCAATATTCGTCTCGTTACGTTTGACCGCTGGGAGTCTGCTGACACCATGCAGTACCTTAACGACCGTGGCTTGAGGTCAGAAAGACTCTCTGTGGCAAAGAAGCACTATGAAGACTTTGCTATGGTCATTGCTGAACAGCGTCTAGTAGGGCCAAAGACTGTTGCAGGCGCTACACCTAATCTATTGATTGATGAACTTTTGCAGCTTCGAATTATGAATAATGACAAGGTAGACCACCCTAGAAAGGGAAGTAAGGACTTGTCTGACGCTGTTTGTGGAGCCATCTTTAATGCAATTGCTCATACTCCGAGAAACATTGATGAAACAATTGAGGTAAAGACATTGGAATCAGTCAAGAGAGAAGTGCAAAGGAATAAACTAGATGAGTATGAGCAAATGAAGGCAGATGGAATCATCAGGGCACCAAAGAGACAGATGCCCACTGACCTTGAAGATTTTCTTGCCAGAATCTCTACCATCTGAGGGTTGACACGGGACGAAGGTCCCGTTAGACTAGAAAAAGATTAAAACAAAGTAGTAGCAAAGAGATGAAGATTACTCTAATAGATTCTAATGAAGTATGTGAGTGTGTAGGGAAGCACATCCCGAAGCCAAGTAAACTCTACCGAGTAGATTATTCGGGCGGGTTTATCTTCTTGTGCCCCACTGCCTACATCAATCTGGTAAGCTTGGAAGAAGAGTACACTAAGTGTGATGGGCTTCCGCCGGGTTCGGTAAGAAAGCACTTCTCAGAGTTCACTCATGACCTCTATAGACTCTTGACACGCTAGTTGCAGAGGCAGAACGGTTATGGTAGACTAAAAGCACAGCAACAGCGAATGGGTGTAGTGTACTGGAAGCGCGCTGCATTTGGGATGCAGTAGAGTGGGTTCGATTCCCATCACCCGTACGTGAGGTTAGAGTTTTGCCCTCTCCAGGGAAAGAGCACAGCATCCGTAAGGGCTGGAGGAAAAACTCAGGTTTGGGACTTGAAACATAGTCCCAAACAAGCTATACTACTATCATGAAAAAGTGTAGTAGATGTAAGAATGACAAGGAGCCAGCAGAGTTCAGAAAGAACTCAAAGGCTCATGATGGACTATCGGTTTGGTGTCGCCCTTGCTTTGCAGAATATGAGCGGGTA